ATTCCTAGGTTGGTCAAAGATAATAGCGCCACCAGAAGCTAAAGCACCGCCCAACACTAGCGCGGCGTTATTACCTACTGCCGCAGCGACAGAAAGTCCATTAGTATCTGCGGCGGCGGCGGTTATAAATGTCGATTGGACATCAGAAGACATAACTTACTCCTTAATTAACCTACTGTGGAAATAGGCGTGCCTACAGAGGTTGCCATCCATACTTGCTTACCACTAGTTACCGCAGTTATACAAGTAATACGGCACCTAGACCCTATTCC